CAACCTTAACGTATGCGAATAGTAGTGCTATTAGGAAAGGTTATGCTAAATTATACATGATGGTTGGTGGTAATAGTAATGGAACACTCGCCTACAAGAATACGGGGAGAGTAGGAGAATTTATGATGTATAGTGATGCCCTAACTCAGTCTGAGGTACAACAAAATAAAGATGCATATACTGATAGATATGGAGCTCTAAGCTAATATACACACCATGAAATATTTAATTATTGATATTAGAGAAATTGACACTCTTAATTTTACTAAATTTTTAGAAACTAAAGAAACTCTTAACTACAATAATAAAGGGACAATGACCGTAGTAAAATATAATAGTGATGAACTTAATTATAATTTTTTATACACTACTAAGGGCCCCTATAATATAGATGAAATAAGAATAGAACTATTAAATAATGGATGGACTGAAGAAACTGAAGACCATTATTATGTTAACCCTGATTAAAAATATTATTTAATTTGGTTTCTTGAGAATTAGTACATATGTATATGCAAACATAAAAAATAAAAGTTATGGCCATTAAAGAACAAAATACTGTTGAACTTACTAGTGAAGAAGTTACCCAATTACAAGACCTCCGATCTAAAACTAGTGAACTTACCTTCTTAAGAGGACAAATAGGAATTGCTGAAGATAATATTAAACGTCAGCTTAACGAACTAGCAGAAAAATTTAACGACCTTTATGAAAGCGAGTCTAATATATCTCAAGCTATGTTTGAAAAATATGGAAAGGGTGAAATTAACCTAGAAACAGGTACTTTTATTAAGTCTGAAAGTTAATTTTTTTTTAAAATATTTTTTATATTTATTGCCAGCGGGAAACTGCTGGCAATTTTTTTTCTATATTTATTACAAATAAACAACACAAGATATGGCCGAACAAATAGTATCACCTGGGGTATTTCAAAGAGAAACAGACCAATCATTTATAACCCCTGCACCCGTTGAGGTAGGTGCAGCAATAATTGGCCCCACCGTAAGAGGTCCAGTAGAGCGCCCTACTGTAGTAACCTCATTTGCTGATTTTAAAAACAAATTTGGATCAACATTTATATCCGCTTCTGAAAATTTAGAATTTTTTACCTCGATAGCAGTACAAAAATATTTTGCAAACGGGGGTAATAGTATGTTAGTAACTAGAGTAGCTAGTGGTTCACACACTCATGCTACTTCTACCCATATTTCATCCTCAGCTAATGCTAGTATCCAACCATTTACATTGGAAACTTTAGGAGAAGGAGATATTTTTAATAACTCTACCTCAACAACGGATGCTGGTGCTCAATTTACTGATGGTTCATTAAAATCTGGGTCTTTAGATAACCTAAGATGGGAAATTAGTGGCATTAATAATGTTGCTGGAACATTTAATATCTCTGTTAGAAGAGGAGATGATAATACTAATAATAAAATTATACTAGAAACATTTATAGGATGTAGTTTAGATCCTAAATCTGATAACTATGTCTCAAAGGTTATAGGTGATTATGAAACATCCACAACAACCGCAGAAGGCCAAACATTTATTAAAGTAAACGGAGATTACCCCAATAGATCTAAATTTGTAAGAGTAAAAGCAGTTAACTCCCAAACCCCTGATTATAACTTATTAGACGGTAGTGTGGGGGTAAGTGGTACCACCTCATACAGTGCTAGTTTACCGATAGCCGAAAGTGGTTCTTTCTTCGGAGCTGCTGGAAGCAACATCCCAGCTACTCGACAATTACTCGCTTTCGATAATATAAGTAGTGCTGATACCCAGGGATTAGTAGCTACCGATTATACAACTGCTATAAATATTCTTAAAAACACAGATGAATATAGATTTGCTACTATAACAACCCCGGGTGCTTATCAACAAAACTTTGGAGCTGTAGTATCAGATGTCATTGAATTGTGTGAAGGAAGAGGAGATTGTTTCTATATTAATGACTTAGTTAAATATGGTGCCTCATTAACTGATGTAACCACAGAAGCTGGGGAATTAAATACTAATTTTGCTGGTGCCTATTGGCCGTGGGTTCAAGTTCCATCATCCGAGCTAAGTAGAAATGTATGGGTTCCAGCATCTACAGTAATGCAAGGTGTTTATGCCGCTAATGATAAAGTAGCTGCTCCTTGGTTCGCACCCGCTGGTTTAAATAGAGGAGGAGTACCTGTAGTAAGAACTGAATTTAAATTAAACCAAGCAGTTAGGGATAAATTATATGACAATAACGTAAACCCAATTGCAACTTTCCCCAGAGTAGGACCAGTAGCATACGGACAGAAAACTCTCCAGAAAAAAGCAAGTGCACTTGATCGTATTAATGTAAGAAGATTATTAATCTCACTCAAAAACTTCATAGGAGATACATCCAAAAACTTAGTATTTGAACAAAATACAACAGTTACTAGAAATAAATTCTTAAATGCAGTTAACCCATTCTTAGAATCAGTCCAGCAAAGACAAGGCCTGTTCGCCTTTAGAGTGGTAATGGATGAAACTAATAATACAGCCGAAGCTATTGATAGAAATCAATTAGTAGGCCAGATTTTTATTCAACCTACTAAAACAGCTGAATTTATAATTTTAGATTATACTATCCAACCTACAGGAGCAACATTTAACGACTAAAAACTTAGGTTTAATATATTTATAACAAAACAACACAACAATGGCAATATTAAGTTCAGCAGATATGTTCTATACAGCTTACGAACCTAAGCTACAAAATAGATTTATATTTTACATAGATGGTATTCCTGCTTATCTCATTAAGTCCGCAGATAAGCCTAAATACACCTCAGAAGAAGTAGTTCTTGATCATATTAATGTTAAGAGAAAAGTCAAAGGTAAATCAGATTGGTCTACCATTAACTGCACATTATATGATCCTGTAACCCCCTCAGGTGCACAAGCTGTGATGGAGTGGGTTCGTTTACACCATGAGTCAGTAACTGGTAGAGACGGTTATTCAGACTTTTATAAAAAAGAAGTTAGATTTAATACTTTAGGACCTGTTGGTGATGTTGTTGAAGAATGGATTTGTAAGGGAGCTTATGTCACTAATGCCGAATTTGGGGCGGGTGATTGGACTTCATCTACCCCGATGGAAATTAGTTTAACCATTGCTATGGATTATGCAATCTTAAATTACTAAGATTTTTAATATAAATAAATTAAGAGGTGCGCAAGCACCTCTTTTTTTTACATATGTATATGCAAACATATAAAGTTGTAGCAAATGGAAAACCAATCAATGTTCCCCACGGAGGAAGTTACTTTACCTTCTAAAGGTTTAATTTACCCATCTGAAAACCCATTATCTAAGGGTACCCTCGAAATGAAGTATATGACTGCAAAGGAAGAAGACATCCTAACCAATGACAGTTATATCAAAAATGGCACTGTAATTGATAAATTACTTCAATCTCTCATAATAACACCAATTAATTATAATGATTTAATTGTAGGCGATAAAAACGCAATTATGATTGCCGCTCGTGTATTGGGGTATGGTAAAGATTATTCATTTACATTAGAGGATGAAGAACATACTGTTGACCTAACAGAAGTAAATGATAAAGAATTACAAGTAGACCACCTACTGGAAAAAGGTAAAAATGAATTTAGTTTTACCCTTCCTACAATACAAAAAGACATTACTTTTAAAATTTTAACTCACGGTGATGAGAAAAAAATCGATACTGAAGTAAAAGGCCTTAAAAAAATCGATAAAAAATCCTCAGCTGAATATTCAACTCGTTTAAAACATATGATATTATCCATTGAAGGTGATTACGAACGTAAAACAGTACGCCAATTTGTTGATAATCAATTATTAGCTAGAGATTCGAGAGCATTAAGAGAATACATCAAAGAAATACAGCCTGATGTTGACTTGACTTTTGAACTTGAAAATGCCGCTGGAGACGTGAAAGGCGTTCGGATCCCAATTGGGATCACGTTTTTTTGGCCTGACACCGAGCTATAAATTCGACGTTTATAATGAAATTCATGACCTAGTATATTACGGGAAGGGGGGGTTTCTATATTCTGAAGTATACAATATGCCAATTCACATTAGAAGATACCATATTAGAAAGATTAATGAAGTCCATACTAAGCAAAATGAAGAACACAATAAACAAATGGCTAAAATAAGCCAACAATCCAAAACAACAGCTAAAGCACCAAATATTAATAAAAGTTACTCCCCTTAATATTTATAACCATACCCTTAATATAAATGGCAGACTTAGGAAGTACAGCAAGCAATGCAAAAGATAATTTTAATGCTATTAAAAAGATCGTCAATGATCTAAATGACCCAATACGCCTCAATGCTGAGGAAATGGAGCGTTTTAATAGCGCTTTAGATACTGGAGTAAATTTATCTACCAGTATGCAAAAGCTGTCTGAAAAACAACTTACTGATTATAAAGGAATTGCTGGTCTTGAAAGTGCTAGTTTAAAAGCTAAACAAAAAGCTTTAGAGGCACAAAGAAATGCTAACAAACTTAGAAGTGAAGCTAAAAAATTACAAGAAGCAGCAGCTAACGCATCTGGTAAGGAAAAAGGTACACTTGAAAAAATGGCTAGAGAAGCCAAACAAGCAGCTAATCAATCAGGAAAATTAGCAGAGGGTTTTAAAGGAGCAGCATTACAATTAGATGTAATGGCTAAATTACTAGAAATAGGTACTGCTACTTTAGATGCTATGTTTACGGGTTTAATGAAAGCAGACAAAGAGGCCGCAAAACTAGCCAAGGATGTAAACTTAACTAAATCCGAAGCAAACGGTTTAAGACAAGAATTTGCAGCTGTGGCCCATAATTCAGGTGAAATAGCTATTACTACTAGTAGATTAGTTGAAGCTTTTGGGCAACTTAACGATCAGTTAGGAACAGCTCAAAACCTAAGTATGTCTACTGTAGGTACTTTCTCTAAATTAACTAAACTAGTTGGGGTATCTGCTGAATCAGCAGGTAATTTGGCTTTTGCTGCCGAAAGAAGTGGTGATAATTTTAGAGAAGTTGAAGAAAATATCCTAGGAACTTCCCACGAATTACAACGCGGGGCAGGAATAGCACTAAATATGCAAAATGTTCTTGAAGCTACAGGTAAGGTTACGGGACAGTTAAGAGCACAATTAGGAGCCAACCCTAAATTAATAGCGGAAGCCGTCACTAAAGCTAAACTATTAGGAGCCGAAATTAATGATATAGTAGGCGCTAGTAAACAGTTATTAGACTTTGAATCAAGTATTGAAGCCGAGCTAGAAGCCGAATTATTAACAGGTAAGCAACTTAACCTTGAAAGAGCAAGGGCGGCTGCATTAGCAGGTGACCAAGCAACTGTGGCTGAAGAATTAGCTAAAAATATGGGTACCTTTACTGATTTTACCAAAATGAATACCCTGCAACAAGATGCTTTAGCTAAATCTATGGGTATGTCAACTGATGCTATATCAGATATGCTTTTTAAGCAAGAAACTATGAATATGAATGCTGAACAACTTAGAGCAGTTGGTAAAGGTGAATTAGCAGATAGGTTAGAACAAGTTTCAGCTCAAGAAAAATTAAACTTAGCACAATAAAAATTTCAAATATTATTAGGTGATGTAGCAGCAGCCGCTTTACCTATAGTAGACGCCTTTGCTACAGCATTTGATTTTATAGGAAGGACAAAAGCTGTATTAGTACCTTTAGTTGGGGTTATGTCCG